TAGATAGTTATTAGCAACAAATCGCGAAAATATGACGCAAATACGTATAGTATTACATGCATTCTGCGTGTGAAATTGCTACTTCTTTTCTTTTTGAATCGCATTCAGAAACTTATCAATCTTAAGCCCTATGGTCCTCCTGCTATAATTCAATTTCTTCGCTATTTCTCCATCGGATTTGCGTTCTACATACTTTAATCCTAAAATATGCTTAATTTCAATATCCTCAGCAGGTAGTGTTTCCAAAAAAGTCTCAATATCTAATTTCATATCTTCAAAAAGTTGTTCATTACCTTTGAGGTCGATAATCAACTGGCGTACCATTTTTTCCCGTTCTGAGTTCGACTTTATAGTTGGACCAGAAACCACAAAATGACATTCAGTAAATGGAAACTGCTTCATAGAGCCTTTTACGATGCCATACTGTTGCTGAACCGGATGATTTTCATAATATTTTATTCTGCCCCGAATTCTTTTGATTTCAGATTCCAGGTACACATAAGTTGCCAGATACTCTCTTGTCAAAGCTTGCATGATTCTTGTCCTCCTTAATTCAGAATGGTCGTGACATAGGCTTTGCTGAAGCTACACCTCCGCCGCTTCTGTAAACAGCTAACATGGCTACCATATCGGGTGCATCATCGTGAGCATTCTTCGCCAACTGACTGTATGCGCACAACCACGACATGAATTGCCCATAATCAGATTTAACCTCATAACAATCTGGGTGCTTAAATAGCACATGCTGAATTACCCATGGACTATTGACGATAATCTTCGTTTCCTTATTGGTAGTTGTGAATCTCTTTTCAATGCTGGCTCGCCCACCTTTTTCTTTTACTTTTTCCTGAACCTTATCGCCGGTTCTGCTACCCTCTTTATTACTTTCAAATACCGCAATCTGAACATTGTTCCGAACCAGGCATTCTGCATTCAAGTCGTCAAGCAAATAGGGGTCAATGCTCTGGAATACAACATCATGTAGATAATAATCCTCCCCATACTGATAGAACACCCCTAAGCAGTTATAATCCGTACCCGTATCTTTCGTATCGCAGAACGCCCATATAGCATCTGGCTCCTTTGGCGGCAGCTCTCCATAATACCGCCGTAACATATCTGGATTGTAGAGGATTCCCTCGCGTTCTACGGGTTCATTCTTGTATAAACACTTATATGTAATATCATCCAGCGACTTTTCGATATCTTCAAAATACTCCACATCGAATCCAACGCCATAATCATAATCAAAATTGCTTTCCCCTGTTGCCGGGTCAATATCCGGCACTGAAATGAAACGGCAGCGCTTATTACTTTGATAGATAGTTTTTATACGCCCAATTACATCCCATACAGACCATCTAGTCGCAATATGAAGTTCCTTGCAGGTTCTTCCTCGTTTTCCCTTTTTCTTTCTGGTTTTTAAATCTGTACTATACATCGTCCAGAGTTTATCCAGACGAATTTTAGAAAGAGCCATTTCAATACCAGAACACAAGTCATCACAATACAGAATGCCCTCACATCGGGTAACACCTGTCTGCGAAGCTCCCAACGCTCTGCAGGTCAGTGTCTTAAATGGCTTAAACTTTCCAAGATTGATTTCCTGTTCGTTTGCATTGTTGCTTTCTACCTCAACATTTGGAAATATTTCTCTCCATGTGTATTCCGGCATCTGTCCGGGCTTCAAACCAATTCCAATGATATTGCAAACAACCTGATAAACCATCCGGGTAACATGACCGCTGTGGGATGAAAACAGGTTACACAAATCCGGAAACCATCCCATGAACCCAGACATAAACATTTCTCCGAGCGTGGTCTTCCCGCTCCCAGGTACGGTAGATATGCTCAAAATATCTATTTCATCATCAATCAAATCCTGTAACGCTTGCGTGAAACCCATTTTCAGGAATTGCTTGCGGCGTGGCTCATAAAATCTATCCTCCGGGTCCCGATTCTTCTCCAGATAAATCAAGTAGCTGTCCACCACACGATTTCTGGCTTCAAACAACATAGTATCCCAGTACAACTTGTCCCATTGAGGGTCAAGTGTCTGCTGTAAGCGCTGTAACGACCAACGCTTAATAAATCCTGAATAGGAAAACACATATTTTCGTTCATCTGTACCCAAATCCGGGTTATCCTGCATCGTATATTGAAGTTCGGACAGAAGAAGTTGCAAAATGTCCAAAGATGGCGGCTCTGTAATCTGCCGCTTTAATTTTTTGATTAATTCCCGGTGTTCCTGAAAATCCATAGAAAAAGAACCTCCTTCCTCTGCTTATTTCACAAAGGTCGAAGGCTCACTAGGCTCTGGTTTAAATCGACATTATGGCTTTTCTTAAAAAATCTTATTTATCGGACACCGACATCGTTATAATGCAGAACACTCCCTTTGGGAACATACACTATAATCTCATCACCATTTACAAAATGATTGGCAGTTACAGATAGTTGCGGTACATCATTGTTATATATAATGGTCACATCGCCTGTAAGCGTATGCAAAGTATCATTAAAGCAAACTTGTACAACTTCATAATTATCAGCCGGTACCGTGGAAAAAACTCTATGGTATTGAACATATACTCCATTATCAATTTCCTGCAACTGGTATGTGTATTCTTCAGACCATATACAGTATCGATAACTTTGAATCGCCAAAAATATGGAGATTACAATAAGTCCCATATATATTTTCTTCTTCATATATATTTGTTTCAAACCTCTCTCTCCAAAATCACTTGACTACTTTCCTCTATCAGCATACTTGCAATAGCTCTTGTTATATGTGTCATAATCTCTGCTTGTGTGACGTTTGATTTGGCATAGTCTTTTACTGAATCCATATCATACTCAAATCCTGTATCCTCCAGATATTGAACAATGAACCGCTCGTTGTCCTCTGACGATAACTTATGAAGTTCATGTTTCTGCGTGAATCTCCGTTTTACCGCATTGTCCACATCTTCCACAAGATTTGTTGCCGCAAGAATTACATGGTCATTGCTCACAGAATCCAAAAGTTGCAATAGGCAGGTCGTACTTCGTGAGACTTCTGCGCTCGCACTGCCACTTCCATATTCCCTTTTAACCGCTAGACTGTCAATCTCGTCCAACATTACAACGCACTGTTGCTGATTGATATAGTTGAACAGATAGGTAAGATTCTTTGCTGTGCCGCCCAAATAACTGTCAAGCATTCTGGAGAAATTCACATATAAATATGGCAGTCCCAGTTTATAAGCCACATACTTTGAGAACTCTGTTTTTCCAACACCGCTCTCCCCATATAGAAGCGTAGCGTTAAGGTATGGGATTTGCTTTTCCATTAGCTGTAAGCTGACATCGTTCATTTTCTTAATCAACTCAAAAAGCCGTTCTTCATCACTGGTCAAATAATACCTGTTTCCAATATATGTAAGGGACAAGTCCTCCATAGTTGCAAAAGCGGAGATGTTCGCTGGCAATTCTATGAGATTCATACCACCAGACATCAAAATGCTTTTATATTTTCCAACCGCCCACTTATTCTTTTGAGTCGTATCTTCTGCACAACAGGCTATTGCCGCCTGCTTCATTTTACTTAGATTATTTTCAGCCACATACCGGACCAAAGAAAGCTGATTCGCCGTCATTCCCATCTTTACACCCCTAAATTAACTTTAATTTCCGTCTATTGTAATTCGCTCCATATTCAGAGATAACAAATTCCTTACACTGTTCACAATCCATCATTTTATGCTTGGATTCACCGGTATACTCTCTGCACTCATCGCAGTTAAAGCATGGCTCTCCCATTTCTTCCGGCTTGACTTTATTCCAGATTTCTTCTGCATTGTTCGCACAATACTGGCAAAGGCAATTTGCACAGTGAATAACCGGATTTCAAATTGGGGTGAATATCTGCTCGAACTGTGATTTTGGTGGTTGTGGTTTTTCAATGAAATCGAATATATCCATTTGTTTTACCATACCAGCCCCCATTTCATGATCACCTAGAGATTCACAATGAACTCCTTCCGACATCTACTGTTTTTGCACTTATATGGCATTTTCTCTATCCGCGTATCAGAATTTACTTTAAACTGTTTTTTCTGACAATAAGGACAGATAATCCATCCGTCTTTTATATCCGCTTGCCCGTCAAATCCATCTTCTGGCGGATTCATTGCTTTTGAAAAATCCATCTTAGTCCCTTCCATTTCAATTATTGATAACCTATTATCACCCATGTAACATATGCTACAATGTCCATCGTCACATTCAACTTTAAAAGGTTCTGGTTTGAATACGGCGATTGGCTTCTCAAGAATATATTTTCGAATGATTCTACAATCTGTAACTTTTCCCATGTTTACATTGAGTCCTTCTGAAATCAACCTGTACTCCTGCATTACAGATGGATATAAGTTTTCATCAATTTTTATTGTACAGTATTTCATAGGAGTATCATATTCCGTTTCTGGTCTTAAAAGCATTTATTCCATCCTCCCAGCAAACTTAGAAAATATAATTCCGATTCTTATGAGCACTATCGTTTCTCATCATGAGTGTTAAGTCGTTCCCACTTACCCACGCCAACGTATTTCCATCATCAAGGAATGTTATCTCATATTCGTCTTTTTCCTCATATGTTCCACCAAGCGTTTGCTCCATGTATTCCTTATAGACTTTACTGACATAAGCCTTTCTGTTAAACCACGTATCATTAACACATGGTACAACTTTGATTCCGCTTTCATCAATTACCATATTCTGTTCGATAGAAAACTTTGTGCAAAGAACAATATCCCATTTAATGAACTACCCCCGCAGCAAGCTGCGGGGTATCGAAGGTTGCAACCTCTACATATAATCCCATATGCTATACTGCTTTGTTTTCTCTACGTTTTTATAGATTGTTTTATAATTTTTTTCCTGT